ATTATGACACCACAAACTAAGATTAAAATAGGACTTTTGTATTTTTGGCTTTTTATTGTAATGTTTATTAATTTAATCCTTTAAGTAATTTTAAAGGATTTTTTTTGTAATTTTGAATCATTAATGAAATTTTTTGAATATGGCGGAAGATGGTAGAAAGAACAACGGAGGCAATAAAAACGCAGGTAGAAAACCTAAAGCAGACGAGATAAAATTAATAGAAACAATGGATGCTGTAATGGCTCCAATTGAAGCGTGGCAAGCATTAGCCGCTAAAGTTGAAAGTGGCGATGTACAAGCGCAGAAAACTTGGTTATCTTACCGTTACGGTATGCCTAAACAAATAGTAGAGCAAACAAATATTAATATTGAAGAAAAAGACCTTACATCAGAGGAAATAAAGTTAATTAGGGATAATATAAAAAATGCTTACTAACGAAGAAAAAGTTTTAAAAGTAATGTGTGAGGAAGATTTTTTGTTCTTTATGCGTTATATCTACAAAGAAAATAACAGGCGCAATTTTATAGTTGCGCCTCATTTCGTTTTATTAGCCAATTTTGTAATGCGTATTATTAACGGGGAAGTTAAAAGAGGAATTATAAACATACCTCCGCGTTACGGTAAAACAGAAAGTTTGGTAAAATGTTTTATTGCTTATGGCTTAGCTATTAATAATGCATCGAAGTTCATACACCTTTCGTATTCTAGCGATTTAGCTCTAGACAATTCAAGCCAAGCAAAAGAATATGTAGAAAGCCAAGCATTCCAAAAGTTTTGGAGTATGAAACTAAAGAAAGACGCACAAGGCAAGCAAAAATGGTTTAATGAAAGTGGAGGAGGTGTTTATGCTACGGCAGCAGGTGGAGCGATTACAGGTTTTGGAGCAGGTGTCGCAGATAGTAAAATATTTTCTGGTGCAATTATTATCGACGACCCATTAAAGCCAGACGACGCTAATAGCGAGGTCAAAAGAAGTGCGGTAAACGAAAGATACAATTCAACAATAAGAAGTCGTGTAAACGACCGAGAAACGCCAATTATTGTAATTATGCAAAGATTACACGAAGAAGATTTAAGCGGTTTCCTTTTAAACGGTGGTAGCGGTGAGGAATGGGAACATCTTTGTTTACCTGCATTGGATGAAAATAATAATCCATTATGGGAGGATAAACATTCATTTGAGGAATTAGAACAGATAAGGCAAGCGAATAGATATAACTTTTCTGGGCAATACATGCAGACTCCTTCGCCTGCTGAGGGTGGAGAATGGCGTAAAGATTGGTTTAAAATAGTAGATAAAAGTGAGGTTCCAATAGGCTCGCTTAATTGGGAATTGTTTATTGATGGTGCTTACACTAAGGACACAAAGAACGATCCTAGCGGGTTCCAAATTGGAGCAAAATGGAATAATGATTACGTTATTTGGTCGAGTATAGATAAATACCTTGAAATGCCAGAACTATTGAAATTCTTACCAAATCACATTATATCAAGCGGTTTAAACATATCTTTGTCATTAGTTGAGCCTAAAGCAAGTGGTAAATCATTAGTACAATTGATTAGACAACAAACAAAGTTAAACATTACAGAAATAAAGACTAACTTTGTAAATAGTTCTAAAATAGATAACGCCCGAACGTGTTCTCACTTTATAGAGGGTGGCAGAGTTATTTTAGTCAAGGGTAATTGGAACGAAGCTTTTTTAAATCAGGTAGCTATGTTTCCAAATGGTAAACACGATGAACATATAGATTTAACCTGTTACGGTATTGAACGAAATCTTATAAGTAATAATTTTTTCGTAATTTAATCAAAATATATATATCTTTGTTGTATGGCAAATATTTTTTCAAATCTTTTCAATAGAAATAAACAACAACAAAACGCATTCAACAAGGCGTTCTATCAGTTGTTAGGTAGTTCGTCTACCAAATACGATCAAAACAATGTGACTTATTTGGAAAAAGGATATAATATCAATCCAGATGTATATTCAATAATCAATAAGCAGTCACTTAAAACGGTATCCGTTCCTTACGCAATCAAAAAAGTAAAAGATAAAAAATCACACTACGAACTAAAACAATTAAAAGAAGCTACTAAAGGTTCATTAGCTTTTAATCAGTTCGTAAAACAGATAAAACTACAAGCAAAGGCTTATTCAGATGAAACTTTACCTTTCCCATTAGAGCAACCAAATCCAACGCAAACGTGGAGCGACATATTCGCTTTGTACAAAACTTATATGAAAATAACAGGAAACTGCTATATTTATTTTGTTACTCCAGAGGACGGAATGAATAAAGGCGTTCCTTTGTTGGTTTACGTGTTGCCTGCTCATATGATTAAAATTGTGTTAAAAACTAATGCTGACATGTTAAGCGTTGAAAGTCCTATTTCTCATTATATGCTTACTGAGGGTAACCAATATATAGATTTTAAAGCAGAAAACGTAATACATATAAAATACCCTAACCCAAATTTTGATACACAAGGTACGCATTTATACGGTCATTCGCCATTACAAGCAGCGTTAAGAAATATAAATATACAAAACAGTGCTATTGATAATAACATCAAAATGATGCAGAATAGCGGTGCTTATGGCTTCTTATTTGGAAAAGGAACTCCGTTAACACAGGACCAAGCTAATTCATTAAAAGAAAAGTTAATCGAATTAGATAACGATACGTCAAGACTTGGCAAAATAGGTGCATCTAGTGCTGAGGTTGGTTTTCAAAGAATTGCATTAACTACAGACGAACTTAAACCTTTTGATTACTTGCAATGGGATAGAAACACTATTTGTAACGTGTTAAATTACCCTAAAGAATTACTAGGCGAAAAGTCGGGCGGTTCATTAGCTAAAACAGACTCAAACGACGCTAGAAAAGAGTTAATAACAAACGATATACAACCAGATTTAGTACTGTTACAAGATAGTTTAAACAAACATTTTTTACCACGTTTCAAAGGTTATGAAAATGCTGTAATCGAATGGGATTGTACGGAATTGCCAGAAATGCAGGAAGATATGGTTAAGATGATAGAGTGGTTAGATAAACTACCATTGACACCTAACGAGATGCGCACCGCTTTTAAATATGAAACGTTAAACGATGATGGTATGGATACTGTTTGGATAAATAGCGGTAAAATGCGAGTGGATGACGTAAGCGAGGGAACGTTTAACAATGCTAATAATCTATAATGAATTGGCAAAAGCAACAAAGCATATATGAGCGTAAAGCATACCGAATAATTCAGAATCACATAAAAAAGATACTGAATGATTTACCTATTAACAACGTATCAAAATCAACGTTAAACTATCTTTTACAAGGCAATATTAGCGAAGAAAAGATAAAAAACATGTTTGTAGAAATATACACTACAATCGGTTTTGACTACGCTAAAAAGGTTAATTTGACTTTTGAAAGGTATAAAAAAAAGAATATTCTTTTTAATGATGAATTGTTAAAGGAAATTTTACTATTTTTGTCTAACGAGGGCGGTATTAAAATAGTATCAGTTCGTGAAACGTTAATTGAAAGCATTATAAAGGCAGTAAACGAGCAATTAAACGAACAAAACTCTTTAATTGATATTAGAGATGCTATTTATAATATCGTGCGTAAATCGCAATCGTTTTACAAATGGCAAGCGTTACGAATTGCAAGAACTGAAACAACAAGTGCGAGCGGGTTTGCTGCTTACCAATCAGCATTGCAAAGCGAATTAGTAATGGATAAACAATGGATTAGTGCAACGGATAACCGAACACGTAGAGATCACATTATTGAAAACGGGCAAAAAGTAGATTTAGAAGAACCTTTTATAATGGCAGACGGCAGTAAGTTGCTTTATCCTGGAGATATAAAAGGAAAAGCTAGTCAAATTATAAATTGCAGATGCACAATAGGCTTTGTACCTAAAAGAGATGAAGACGGAATGTTAATAATAAAAGGTTAGTATATGGATTTTAAACAATTATCGTACGATTTAAAGGAATTAGACGAAAAGAAAGGAGTAGTTACGGCTTATGCTAACGCTTATAATTTTAAGGATAGCGATGGAGATATTTCGGCTTACGGTTCGTTCGAGAAAACGGTAAACGAAAATTTTAAACGTATTCGAGTATTGAAAGACCACGATCCTAAAATGATGATTGGCGTACCTTTGACAATAGATACAAAAGATACATACGGATTACTTACTACAAGTCAATTCAATATGAATAAAGACTTGGGTAGGGACATGTTCCAAGATGTAAAATTGATGCATGAAAACGGATTAAATGCTGAATTATCTATCGGTTACAAAGTAATGCAAAGAGACCAAAAAAATAAAAGCATTATTAGCGAATATAAATTGATGGAATATTCTTTTTTGTCATCTTGGGGCGCCAACGAATTAAGCACGGTACAAGGTATTAAGAATATAAAATCTACTTACGGAATTTTAGAATTAATTGAAAAAGCATACAATTTAGATTACTCTGATACAAGATTAAGGCAAATTGAAACAATATTAAAAGCACTTACTGATAAGCCGTTAGAAACTAACACTTTGAATGAAAAGCCGCTTATATTAGACACGTTAAAATCATTCAAACTTTAAACGCAAACACACAATGGAAGCATTAGAAATTAAAACAGCTTTAGAAGGAATTAAAGCACAAGTTGAAACAAAAGCAAACGAGCAAACAGTTGAGGTTAAAAACCTTATTGATGCATTAGAGGCTAAAATGAAAGCAGATAGCGAGGCTACTGTATTGGAATTAAAAAACGACCTTAAAGCTATTCAAGAACACGCTGATAAATTGGATTTGAAATTACAAGAAAAATCATTAGAATTGAAAAAAGGAGAAGATAATCTAGTTAAGTCAATTACTGAAAACTTCGCTCAAATTGGAAACGTTCGTAAAGGTGCGGCAGTACAAGTTAAAGCGGTTGGAGATATGACTTTACCTGTAAACCTAACAGGAGCGCAACCAAAAGACTATAACTTTGATGTTGTAATGATTCCAGGTCAAGCTGTAAATGTATCTGATTTAGTTGGTTCTGTTACTATTTCGGGCGGTACTTATACTTTCCCTGTTGAGGGTGTTGGTGAGGGTTCAATTGGCGCGCAAGTTGAGGGTGCGACTAAATCACAAAGAGATTACGACTTTACAATGGTAGATGTTAATACTGACTTTATTGCAGGATTTACACGTTATTCTAAAAAGATGGCTAACAACTTGCCTTTCTTGACTTCATTTATTCCAAAAGCGTTACGTAGAGATTACGCAATTGCGGAGAATGCTGCTTTTAACACTGAACTAGCTGCTAAAGCTACACCATCTACTGAAATTATTACAGGTAAGAATAAAATTGAAATGTTGATTAATGATATTGCTAAATTGCAAAACAACAACTATTCAGTTAATGGAATTGTAATCCGTCCTTCTGATTATTGGGATATTTTAAAAATTGAAAAGTCAGTAGGTGCTGGATATGGTTTGCCTGGAATCGTAACTTTAGACGGTGGCCAATTAAGAATTAACGGTATTCCAATCTATCAGGCTACTTGGTTAGCTGCTAACAGGTACTTTGTTGGTGATTGGACTAGAGTTAATAAAATTATTACTGAGGGACTTTCTCTTGAATTTTCAGAGCAAGAGGGTACTAACTTTGTGAAAAACAATATTACTGCTAGAATTGAGGCTCAAGTAGCTTTAGCAGTAGAGCAACCTGCTGCATTAGTTTACGGTAACTTTATTGCAGTATAACCTTTATTAACTAAAAAAGAAAGGAGATTAAACCGATATATTTTTTATATCGGTTTTTTTGTTTATATTTGTTTATTCATAATTGATATTTTTTTGGTTTTTTAGATTTTTTACCCCGAGTATAATTTGCTTGGGGTTTTTTTGTATCTTTACATAACTTAAAATTAAAACAATGAAAAAGTATAAAGTAATAAAAGAATTTTTTAAATTGTCAGAGCAAAAGAATTATTTTGTAGGCGATACGATTGAATTAAGTAAAGAGGACTTTGAGCGTATGTTTGAATACGTAGAGGAAATTAAAGAAAAAGCTAAAAAATGAGTTATTTAGACGTAATATCATTGCAACGTGCGAAAGACTATCTTAGGGTAGATGTCGGCTTTAATGATGACGATGTACAAATCGAATCAATGATTAAGGCTTCTTTGCGTTTTATCGAAAAGCGAACTAATCACATAATGTTTGAACAAGATAAAAATTATACAGGTGTTTGTCAAGTTAAAGTCTATGATTTCCCTATTAACTCAATCGTTACAACGCCTACACCTTTTAACGTTAATTATTCTTTGTTTAAGATATTTCCAAACGATAAAGAAGTGACTTTAAATGTAGGTTATGCGGTTGGTGAAGTTCCAGAGGATTTAGTTGAAGTTGCTTTGCAAATGATTAAAGTGTGGTATTACGAAAGTGAAAAGCAAGTCAATACTACTTTAATCCCTATGTCAGTTCACGAGGTTTTAGATATTTATAAAAGATTTATGTAAATGATAGCACGCCAATACACACGTAAAATACAATTGTTTAAAACTACTAGCGTTTCTGATGGTTTTGGTGGCAATACCGTTAACGATGTTTTAATAGGGTCTTATTGGGCTGAGGTAAAGCAAAACGGCGCATTTAAAGATAATGCAATAGGTAACTCGCAAATCAAGAATAACTATACTTTTAAAATTAGAGCGTCTATTAATTTTGATATGGATATTTCTAATTTAAGTATCGTTTATAGAAATGCAAAATACGTTGTTAATGACATTCGATACGATGACGAACTATTTAGATTTATTGTAATTAGTGCTAATGGGATCAGTTAAAGGCATAAATGAAACTATTAAAGAAATACGTAAGTTTGGCGCAAATACTGAAAAATTAGTAGCGTTTGAAACTGAAAATATAGCAAGACAAATTGAATTAGACGCAAAAAATAAAGCACCTGTAAATTTTGGTAAATTGCAACAAAGTATAAGTGTAGCACAAGATATTAAAAGTAAAGGTCAAATTTGGCGTGTTTATGTAAATGCTGAATATGGCGCTTACATTGAATTTGGTACAGGCGCAAAAGTTAAAGTCCCTGCTGAATTTCAAGGAATAGCAAATAGTTTTAGAGGTAAAAAAACAGGGTCTTTTGAGCAAGGTTTAAAATCAATAATCGCTTGGTGTAGAGCGAAAGGAATTGACGAAAAAAAAGCAAAGTGGATATTTTTAAAAATACTAGGAGCAGGAATCAATCCACAACCTTTTTTATACCCTGCATACATTAAAGGTAAAAGAGATTACTTAAACAACCTAGAAAAAATATTAAAACGATTAAACAAGAAAATTTAACTATATTTGTTGTATGATAAGCATCAATCCCGACAAATTTATCCGCACAGCAGTTTTTGACCTAGTTAACGATATTACAGTTAATGGAAAGGTTATAAAATGCTACGATAGTAGGCTTGCTGGTGATAGTAAAGTAACCGAGTACATTTTACTAACTTCGCAAACAAAAGAAGTCGATAAAGCTACAAAATGCGAGTATCGTTGGGAAACTTCTTTGTTAATTGAAATATTTACAAAAACATCAAGCGCGGGCAATAGCGGTTCACGTGTTTTACTAAACGATATTGAGCAAGCGGTTATTGATTTACTTAATCCTAAAATAACGGTTCAAGGATTTGATAATATGACTCAAAACATAAGGTATGAAGCGCAATTAGAGACGATTACGGATACTGAAATTATTTTCAGATCATTATTAAGGCTAAATTTAATATTAATATAAAAACAATACAACAATGGCAAAAATTAAAGGGGAATTAGGTATCTTATACATCCACGACAATACTATCTATCGTCCTATCGCTTGTTTAACGTCAAATAGCTTCAATCCTACTGTATCGGTAATTGAATCGATGACAAAGTGTGCGCCTGGAGTAGTTGAAAAAACCGCAGGAATGTTCAACTACACTTTAGAAGCAGAGGGGGAATACATTGATACTACTAGCGTAGGTGGCGACACTACAAAAGCATCGCACGACTACTTATTCGGTAGAATGGTTGCAAGAACTTTAGTGAATTGGAAGCTTGAAACAGGTGTTACAGGTGTGGTTTATTACGGTACTGCTATCATTACAGATTTGCCATTAGAGCAAGGTGCAGGCGATGAATTAAGTACATTCTCTATTACAATGGAGGGTAACGGTGCTGTATTATTAACTGATCCATTAGACTAATGAGCGCATTTAAGACAATTTTAGGAATGAACTTTCACTTCGGTATTGGTTTTTTAAGCGAACTAATAGAGGGAACGGGTTTAAAACTTGACGAACTAGGCACGCAAGATGATATTATATTAATACCTAAATTAATGTATTATTCGCATAAATACGCATTAAAACGTGAGGGGACGGATATTGATTTTACGATGGCTAACTTACACGATTTTATTGATGATAATGGCGGTGTAGGTGGTAAGTTTTGGATTGATTTTAAAGTTGCTTTTAACGAATCAATGTTTAAAGACGTTCCTACTGATCCAAACGATAAAAAAAAAGCGAAAGTAGCGAAATAGATTTTAAAAGGGACGTTATCTCATTTGCGGTAGGCGAATTAGGAATTAAGCGATTAGTCGATGTTTATGATATGACTTTTGCAGAGTTCCAAATTCGCCTATTTGCGTATAAACGAATGGAGTTAAGGGATTGGGAAAAGTTCAGATTAGTTGCTTATAACGCATTAATAGCACCTTACCAAGACTATAAAAAACTACCTAAAACAATGGATAAGTTTATGGATTTAAGCGGCGGAAAAGCGAAATCAAACGGCGTAAGCGATGAGCAAAAACAAAGATTTATTGAAGCGACAAAAGAATATTTAAACAAAATTGCAAATGGCAAATCTTGAAATACAAATAGGTGCTGATAGTTCCGAACTAAATGCAGAAATAGCAGCAGCAGAAGCAAAGATAAAACGTTTAGGGGCGTTAAAAGTTGAACGTGTAAAACTAGGCTTAGATGTAAAAGAATTAAACGCTGATATTAACCAAGCTAAACAGCAACTTTCTTCTTTAAATAAAGCTACACAAGCAACAGGGCAAAGCTTTACGGCAATGACTCCAAAAGTTGCTAACGGTGGTAACGCCTTAATGCAGTTTTCAAGAATCGCACAAGATGCTCCGTATGGAATAATTGGTATAGGAAATAACTTGACTGCTACTGCTGAAGCATTCAGTTATTTAAAGAATCAAACAGGATCAACAAGCGGAGCTTTAAAGGCGTTAGCAGGTTCTATAATGGGTACAGGCGGTATATTACTAGCCGTTTCTTTAGTTACAACTGCTTTTACTTATATGGCTCAGAATGGTATAACGGTTAAGGACGTTTACCAACGAATGACAGGATCATTTAACGAAACTGCAAACGCTTTATCTAATATTGCAAAAGAAGCCAATAAGTCAGCACAACAAGAAATTTCGACAATAAAGGCTTTAGTATCAGTTGCACAGGATGAAACTATAAGTAGAAAAGAACGGTTAATAGCGGTTCAAGAATTGCAAAAAATATATCCTGCACACTTTGGAAATTTAAGACAAGAACAAGTATTATACGGCAATTTAAAAAGTGTTATCGATGACGTATCGCAAGCGTTAATCGCTAAATCCGTAGCTGAAAAAGTAGCGGGTAAAGCCGGAGACGCTCAGTACAGAATTTATGAGATAAATGCTTTATTAATTAAGGCAAAAAAAGAACAAATAAAACTTGAAAAGGAATATTTAAAAGCAGCCGCAAGTACAAGCGGCGCAACAGTCGAGCCTGCTTTAATCGCTTATGAAAAAGCAAAAAATAGAGTTTCAGAAATTCGTGAGGAGTGGATAAAAACAAGTAAAGTATTAGAACAGTATCAAAATATACTTGACAAATCTACAAAA